TAGATTGTTAAGTATTGGTTCGCCCTTCATTTCTATACGACCTGCATTTACATGGAATTTTAATTTCCTGCCTATTGTTTCTGCAAATTGTACGGCACATAATGCTTGTAAAATATGGTTTTTCAGTGGTCGTATTGCACCAAAACAAGAGATATTTACATATTCGTCATCTGGGTTAAATGTTTTTGTTTTATATTCTTGAGGATAAAAATTAGGCATGTATATTATTCGATCGTCTGCTTGTGCATTCGACCAACTGCGTAGATGTTGTAGATAAAATCTAGTTTCATCCATCATTCTAGGCGCATTTACACCTATTATGATATTTGGAAATCTAGCATAATCGCCTATCCAGTCCATAGCAATACCTTCGCTTGCAATAAACGGCATTTCACTATGTAATCTTATTATCCATTTTACATCTGGATGCAATTTAGTTAATACAACAAACTTCTCTGGCACTACCCATAGCGCTTCTATAAAAACATGTGTTGGTTTAAATGCACGTACTTCTCGGTCTATGCAGTTGTTATCAATGGCAACAAACATTCGACTTTCAACACCTGCGTCTTGCAGCATTTGATCAATAAATTTAACGCTGTTGTAAAGTCCTGTGCTCAAACCAACATGCGAGTGCAACGTTTGATTGTAATCAGGTCGTCTTTTAAGAATGAACAGCACTCTAGCCATAATAACCTCATATAGAAATATATTAGTATTTAACTTATTATTGAGGTTAATTTAGATGTAAGATTTGTTAAAAGATAGCTGGTTATTGGCCAGCTATCTTTTAAGTTTTGGAGATTACTGTGCTGTTTTTACAGGTGCAGCGGCCTTGGCAGCAGGTGCAGCGGCCTTGGCAGCAGGTGCAGCGGCCTTGGCAGCAGGTGCAGCAGCCTTGGCAGCAGGTGCAGCAGGTGCAGCGGCCTTGGCAGCAGGTGCACCTGCCACAGAGGTTTCTGCCATTGCTACTACTGGTACAGTTGCAGTAGCGATTAGAAACGTAAATCCAGTAATAACTGATACAATCTTATTCATTTTAAACTCCATGATAGGAAGGAACTATCTCCTTCGCAATATTATTAAGCGTATATATTATAGCAATAGTCAAGCTGAATTATGTTTTAATCGTGTATTCTAAGATTTAACATAATTTTTTTTGACATTCATAAAAAGATATTACAATTAGCTAAGGTATATTTGAGCATACTTATATGCCAAATCAACATCTATATAATCCACAGGATCGCCAGTAATTGTAAATGATTGACTTCCATAACTAGAAACTTTACAAAAGTTTCTAGTTGTTCCATACCAAAACGGCAGATGCATTATGTAATTAAACCACTTCCTGTACCTGGCATGACAAGGCCTGTGGTTTGAGATACGTAACTTTTCGCCGCATCCTGGTTTGCTTTAACCACAACTATAATATGCGATCGGTTAATTGGATAATTGGCAACTGGATCAGCGCCCATCATCCAAAACGGTGCCATTTGTACACCCGGTTGTCCTGTGCGCGGATCCTGGCTTAAAACCATTAGCAGCGGTTTTGTCACAATAATTTTACTTTCGTTTATTTCAGCCACCTTGGCAATTATTTCGTCGCCATTGCTTAATTTTATTGCTACAACATCAGTTACGTTAAACGTTTTTTCAATCAACATTTGTATTCTCCTACTGAGAGTAGTTTAGTGCATGTTCAGTATGGTTGCAATATTAATAAGATCATAAACAAACGTTTGCTATTTTGGTATATTGAAGTTATTACTCTTAATTCCGTGCTGTTTCAATATACCTGTATTGTCAAGGTTTGATGGGACAGCCCACCCTCTACGTACTGCAAATACCTTTTCTTCACTCCAATATGTTGCACATACTATGTCTCCTTGATTGCCACCCAGCAGAATCATTCTATTATCCGGAGCTAGGCCCCATAGAAAAGTCGCATGAGACTTAGATAGAGAGGCACCCTTAAATTGTGGTACAACCATAATATCACCTTGTCTCCATGCAAGTTTATCACCTGGATCGATAGCTTGTTTGTAATGTATATAAGCATTGCCAACAGGATTCACTTTATCTCCATTTTTATAATCTAGATTCGCTAATTTCAACATGTATGCCTGAAACGTAGCGCACCAGGCAGTATGTCCATCGCTGTTTCTTACTACTGATGCAGACTGACCTGTTGAGTCTAGCATGGCTTTGATATTTGGTGCAGTTGGGTTGCTCGGCCAGGCATTGTGAAACATACCTTCAGATGCCGCCCGTTTGAGATTTGATAGTAGTACCGTAAGTCCGCCTTGTCCTACCGTAGCAGGATCAGATACCCAGGATGTAGACTCTGTTTGTGGACCAGTAACCTGGCCAGGCGCCGCGGACGGGTCTGGTACTTGACCTACACTTGTGGTTACTACCGTACCGTCGGGTCGTACTGTCGTCTGTGGTCCTGCCGTCGCAGAAATTACTGATTGTTGTTGCGCTGTTAATACATAAGGAGGATCTGGTATATTTGGAATAGATGTTATTGGACTTAATTGTGGCACTGCAGGCTGCCATAGCGCAGCCTGCACTTGATTAATGTAAACGCTCGGACTGTACCAAACATCTTGTCCGCTATAGCTGGGTGGGTTTAAAGGCATATAATGTTTCCTCCCAGATATTTAGTGGTTAAATATTATCAAAATACTTTACAAGCTCGATATACCCACCAATATATTGGTTGTCTATCCAGATTTGCGGAACTGTTTTGGCAGTTGGAAGCCGTTCGATCAACTGGGATTTTGTTACATATGTCTGATGAGGTAACGGTGTACCTTCGTTAAAACCAGGACTTACTATAAATTCTTTATAAGATATGCCGTTATCTTTGAGTAATATCTTAGCTTTTGTACAATACTGACAATTGTTTTTTGTGTATACTTCTGCTTGCATGGTATATTCCTAGATTACGTCTAAATGTTTTTTATGTACCAGAGTACCGTTTGCCAACGAATCAATCCATACACTATCCGCCGGCGGTACAAGACCAGCCTGCTGGTAATGCCATGCCCATCGGGAATGATAGTTTACAGTTGGCTCAGAACAATGTACTCGTTTACAATTACTGTTTATAATACTACTCCAGAATTGTCTATCACTCCACAACTTAAAACTAGGGTTGGTCACCCAGTGTGTCATTAAATGTATGGTAGATTTTTTTAGAAATAAACAATTTGTATCACAAAATAAGTTGCCATCGCTTTCTATAACATCTGTATATAGAAAGTTACCCTGTGTGCTACAAATATTTCTTGTTGCAGATACAACATCATTTTGTCCTATAGTTGACACCATAGTTTCTAAATGATTTAACTGATAAGTGTTATCGGCATCTAAGAACGATACTGCATCGTAGCCTCTGCTAAATGCAGATATAGCTGCAATGGCTCGAGGGGTTGCTCCGGCATCGTCGTGTGCTTGTGGCAAAATTATATGTTCATTGTCTAACCATTTATTGATCATTGGATGAGGATTGCCATCAGCCACCATAACATGTACAAAATTGGTATATGTTTGATTTAGTACAGATTTGTGACACCGTGTTAATATACCTGCGTCTTCATTGCGGTACGGAGTTATAACTGCTATTTTCATAAATTAGGGAGCTCATTGTAATTGAGTTCAGTACTAAGGATACCAATTACGTAATTGGTTGATTCAGTTTCCTGTAATGCAGATTGTTTTTTGCTAGGATTACTGTGTTTTGTAAACCAAGGTATCGGAGTACTTCTAGGCACATTTGATTGATATCTTATTCCAATTTCCCGTAGAGCAGAAGACGCTGTATAATCTACGAAATCCTTAAGGATGGTTGCGTTAAGTCCAATCACTGGGCCTTTGCTGAATAAATAATCTGCCCACGCTTTTTCTTCTTGGATAACATCAAGATATAATTGATAAACTTCTTGTTCACATTCTAATTTGGCAGCAGCGAATCGAGGATCTTCCTTAACCACCTGATTGATAATATAAGCCGTCCATTCCTTGTGCAGCAATTCATCCTGTAGAATCAGCCCAATTATATTACCGTTACCTATAAAGATTTTATTTTCTACCATTGCAAGGCTTGTTGCAAAACTTACCATAAATCGAAACGCTTCTAATGCATAGCTAGCATTTAATGCTAACCAAATTGCTTTAATATGTTCTCTTTCATCAATTGCTGTTCCAAGTTCTTTTTGACAATTGATATTGTGCAACGCATCGTAATATCTACCAATACTAGCTGCCATATCAATTATTTCTTGAGTATCATGAATACTATTGAATACAGTCTTTGGCACATTGTAAATGTTTCGAATAATGTGACTGTAGCTTTTACTGTGCAGATTTGTTTCAAACATGCTCCAGATCATCACTAATGCTTCCAGTTCTGGTAATGACACCACAGGACTAAACACCTGTACAGGACCTCGGCCTTGCAATGAATCTAACGCAGTTTGCCGTAAAAGATTACTGGTAAAGATGTGCTTGACCGCATTACTAGCTTCTTTAAAATCGTTAGCATCTCTGCTTAAATTAATCTCTTCAGGGACCCAAAAAAATCCACGTTGTTCCTGCTCATATTTTGCAATTTTTGGGTATTTGAACTCTTCAAATCTCTGCACTGTAACTGGACCAGCTGGATCTAAAAACATTTTGCGATTTAGATAGTCGGTTTTAGTTGAAAGATTATACTGTTCTTTACTCATTTGAAAATTTAACCTCGTCCTTATAATATTGTAGCATAATTCTGTAGCCTATATCGTGGATATCTAGTTATAGTTTATAACTTACATGATTCGCAATCGTCATCAATATCATAGTCAAGAGCCGCTAGTGGTATTTCAGCAGGGTCGTCTACTTGCTTGCTACCCTGCTTGTCTATAAGCGAATAGTATAAACTTTTAAGACCCCAAATATGTGCGTTCATTAAATTCTTAGCAATTAACGTAGACGGTATCTTTCGATCTAAAAAGTGTTTAGGCGAATAAAAAGTGTTTGTACTGATACTTTGATCAACATATGCAGCAAGGACCGCCGATGTTTTCAAATAACCGTCGCAATCTTTTTGTTCCCACATAAGTTGGTATTTGTTTTTTAGCTTATGGTATTCAGGAACAACTTGTATAAATGATCCAGCTTTAGATTCTTTAACACTTATCAAGCTCATAGGCATTTCGATACCATTTGTACTGTTAATTACCACGCTTGAACTTTCAACTGGGGCGATAGCCATTAACGTTGCATTGCGAACGCCATGTTCTTTCATGTTAGAACGCAGTGTCTCCCAATCTAGTTCTGGAGAAAAATCAGCCAGCTCGTTAACACCTGCTGCACGAAGCTCCCAGGGAAATACGCCTTTTCCATAGCGAGTTTTTTCACTATGCAAACAGCTACCTCTCTCTTTGGCCAATTCAACAGATGCTTCTGTTAGATAAAAAGCCTGATGCTCAATCCATGTCTTTACATCTTGCAATGCATCTTTTTCACCATATTTTAAACCTCTTTTGGCATGCCAGTATGCAAGGTTAGTCACTCCGATGCCAATTGGACGAATCTCATCATTGCTCAACTTGCTTTGAATGCTGAGAAAATCTTGATAATCAAGTATATTATTCAAACTTCTTAACAAAATTCTGCATGCACGTCTCATATCTTCTGGGTTTCTAAATGCGCCCCAATTGATAGATCCAAGTGTGCATAAGGCTATTTTTGGGACTTCGCGTGTGCATTCTTTTTTAATTATTTTCATTTTTTAATTCCAATTCATATAAATACTATTTATACAGCATAAGGTACATAATGTATAAAATCGACACAAATTCCATTTATTGGTCTAGATATACTAAATTTATTAATACCAGACAAACAAGAATCATACCAACAAATTCTATAGTAGAACTTCATCATATTGTTCCCAAATGTACAGGCGGGCACGATTCTATTTCTAATTTGATCGAACTTACTGTACGGGAACATTTTATTGCACATTGGATGCTTTCTAAAGTTGGAATTGATGATGTATGGTATAAACTTCGTTTTGCTTTTGGTTGTATGAGTGTTTGTAGCAAGTCTAATTCTTATAGAAATTTTCTCACATCTAGACAATTTGAAATTTCTAAAAAAATCAGAAAAGAAACTTTTAAGATGTGGAATGACCTCAATCCTTCTAAAGCCAAAGGAACATCTTGGTATGTCGACGAAGATGGTGTTAGATATAGATGTCATCCAGATTCTCTTAAAATAAAAGAATTTAACTTAAAGATGCAAGCCCCTGGAAAAGGTAAAAAATGGTATACAGATGGTAATAAATTTTTTATGTTATTGGAAACTGATCCGGTGATTTTATCATTAAATCTGCAACCTGGGTGCCCAATTAAAGGGGTGGAAAAACAATATTCAGTTGAAACTTTGAAAAGTTTATCTAAAGATCGGGCAGAGAGATTTTGGTTCAACGACGGAAGACAATCATATAAACTAAAATTAGACGATGTCAAAATAAAAGAGTTGGGTCTTTCTGTTGGAAGACTTATATCACCAGACGGCTTAGAACGAATTAAAAGCGGTGCCGCGTGGAAAAGAACTCTCGAAGATAATTTGAAAAATTCACTTAGGCAACAATCAAAAATGAGATTCAATGACGGCGTTAGAAATTTCACATTAGATCCAGATGATCCATTAATTTCGCAACTATCATTAATCCCAGGTGTCATATTAACAGAGGAAGGTAGGAAAAAAATATCATTATGTGCTAAAAACAAAGATACCTCATATATTGTTGGAAAAAAATGGTTTAATGACGGCATAAAAAACTACAGATTGTTTGAAGATGAAGGATTAAAAATAGGGTTGGTCATGGGAAAGTTGTCTATCTCTAAACCAAAATGTCTTTAATATCGTCGTCGTCAGTCAATTCTCTTACTTTCTTTTTTTCACCGTTCGATAATAAAACTTTATGTTGTCCGGGTAATGTTATTTCTTGACCATTATCTAATGTTAGTTTGAATTCACCTTCATCGTCCAGACTATTGAATGGTTTTGTGGGAAGTACAATTTCTGCACATAAATTACTTTGATAGATGGTGTGAAATTCGGGATCAAACGGTCCTTGTTTTTGAACGTTATCGATATATAACAGATATATACGTCCAGTATCAGTACGCTCTTTTAATATGCCGCTTTTAAATACCTCTTCAGCACTCATAGTTTTTGTGCGTAGGTCTTTGCGTTTTTCATATTTTACATACAATTCTTCAAATAATGCGGTATTTTGATAAAATGCTTCGTATAGATCTGATACTTGATTAGGATCAAAAAATGTAATATTTTCTTGATTTTTAAATCGACGCCAGAATAACGAGTTTAACACTACTCCATAATCCATGTGGCGCACTCTAGTTTCGTCGGTTCCTTGATTATTCTTTAGAACGATTAGGTCGTCAAATTGGTAATGCCATATAGGATAATAGATAGTTGCACTTGAATTTCTGATACCGCCTTGGCTGTTATGTGTCAAGACCATCGGTCCTTCGCGGCTAGCAGATGCAAAGAATGTGTGAGTATCTTCTACTGTAATATCAATGTAACTGGGGTCGTTTTGCTGCTCAAAATCAGCAATTAGCAAACGAGTGAACCCCGTTTCAGTCAGCACGTGATCGTCATTTGTAAGTTCTTTTGGCTTTTTCTGTATGAAAGCCCCCGAGTCTCTCCATACCATAATAGGATGATTTACAGAGCAGTTTAATACGACACCGTTTTCAAACTCTAACCGAACTTGATCTTTGGTTTTTACATTAGTATTCCATTTGTCTGTTACTGTTTTAAAAACTACGTCGCCTTGTTTGGTTTTAGTTTTAATTTTCATCCCTGCCTTAAGGTCTTTAATTTGAATCTTTTTAGTTTTTACCATTTTCGTGCTCTTCTCTTGTTAATGTCTCGATATCGTTAAATTTTTTCGATATTCCAAATTGGTCTACATGCAATATAGATTTTCCTCTAGATGCTCGATAGTAATCATTTAATAGATTTTTAGATTTAAAAAATCTGCCGTCTACTTTATAGAAAACTTTGGTTGTTAGATTAGCATAATTGCAAGAATTTACCTGATATTCATCTTTACTTATTTTAACAATTTTTCGTTCAACTAGCGAGTATACCACTACATTTCCGGTGTTATGGTGTTTATACAAGACTTTATTATAGTTTTCTTTTTCTATTAGTTTCTTCTCGCCGGTGGCCTTGTCTATAACCGAAACTAGCCCAAATGTATTTCCAACATATCTGCCATTTGAGTTATTAAACTCGTCCTGCGAAACTGTTACTCGGTTGTTAGTAACTGTATCATATGCTACTACTTTTCCTTTAGTAATACCGACGTATCTAAGATCAGAATTGAAAGTAGTTTTTGGAATTTTACAAGTTTTTCCAGTAGCTGTATCTAGTGCTAGAACATGATCTTTAAACTCAGTAGTATGTGTAGCAGGATCAAACTCGTTAACATATATCTTTTTAATTCCGTTTCCGGTCCTGATATTCATCATACCTTTTGAAACGTGTAGATGTTTTCCAGTAGCAAATGCTTCTACAGTTACACGATAAGTATTGCCCTTATCATCCTTACACAATACAGATCCTGCTCCGCAGTTTGTGCCTCCGGATGTTAGCGAGTTTATGAAACTAGGATTCTGACCAACTTGATGTGTTTGATGAAATACTTTTTCTGCCGAAAACGCATCACTTCTAGATTTAAAGTATTCAATTCTGTATTCATATCTCTCCGGAAACTTTTTTAGGTTTTCTTTAAAATCTACTACAGTTGAGCTAGTAAAATATTTTACCAACAGATCGTGTTTATTACTGCCTTCGACTCCGCGAGAACCTGAATAAAACTTTCCAGTTTTGGTGTCTTTTAGTGTATAGCAGTAATAGGCCGAGTTTAATAGCATATTAGTTTGTGATCCGTTATATGATTCTTGTAGATAATCTAGCATTTCGCATACCTCCATTATTATATATGCTTGTATGCGAAAAGCTGTTATTTATCTGTAGAATTATCCTCATCTAGGACTTCTACCCAAGTATCGGGTGTGACACAGCACGAACGCAAGTCTCCAAACCACTTTTTAAGGAAAGGTATCATTCCAGTGTGCATAATTTCTCCGCCGCGTATTGGACTGCCTAGCGGTCGTAGTCTTCCTATCTCCAGACCTATTCCTGCACGTTTACTAGCATATTTGGCCATCATTTCCCCACTGGCAAAAATACTATCCAAATCGTCATCGCTGCGTATCAGAACACATGAACTAAACTGTTTTGTAGGTGTTCCTAATCCCGCTAATACAGGTGTGGCCAATGTAAACAGCCCATCAGATGCCGAATGATAATATTCTTTAATGTATTTCATTCGCGCAGTATTAGGTTCTTCTGCATGAAAGACCGTGGCTGCTGCTATCATATATCGTATTTGGGGAGTTTCG